CTAAGTGGGTATGGTATACAGAAGTAAACAACCCAAGAAAAGAATATGACTACGATTCGCAGTCGAAAAGCTAAAGGTCGTAGACTTCAAGACTGGGTTAGAGATACTTTAAAAAAAGTATTTACTTTTTTAACAGAAGATGACATACGAGTAGCAATTATGGGAGAAAGTGGTGCAGATATTAAACTATCAAAGAAAGCTAAGGAAATATTTCCATACGATATTGAATGCAAGAATAACGAAACATGGAAAACTTTATATAAAGCATATGACCAGGCTGATGGTCATGGTGATTTTAATCCTATTGTTTTTTTAAAAATGAATAATAGAAATCCTTTGGTATTAGTAGATGCACAACATTTTATAAACTTAATAGGTAATATATGCGAAAACAAAAAAGAGTAGTAGATATTGATAACTGTATTAAAGTAGCAGTATCCCCTTGGAAACAAGGATTTACTTGTGGTTTAATATCAGATAACAATAATATGAGTGTTGAAGAATTTAATCTTTGTTCTACAATAGCTAGAGGAATGATTAAACAAGCAGTACTTGACCCTCATACAACTTATCTTCTTGGGCTAAAAGGTTTTTCTGAAGATGAACTAAAGTCTAAGAGTAATAATAGTAAGTATGCAGAAGTAAAAGAATTCAATGAAGACAATATAGTTGACTTTCTTGAATATTTAAAAGCAAAAAACAACAAGGAGATACACTAATATGGCAACGCACTTAGTAATCGGTGATCCTCATTGTACACCTAAAGCAAACAATGATAGATTTTTATGGGCAGGTAGAGTGGCTGCAGATATAAAAGTTGATTATGTAATATGTATGGGAGATTTTGTATCAATGGATTCATTATGCTCTTATGATAAGGCTAAATTATCTTTTGAGGGTAGAAGATATAAAAAAGATTTAGAGCATGCAGAAGATGCTTTAATTAAATTTGATAAAGGATTAGGTAAACATAAAGCCAAAAAGATTATGATACTAGGTAATCATGAAGATAGAATTGATAGACTAGTACAAGATAATCCAGAACTTGAAGGCACTATGAAAATTTCTGATCTTAAATATAAAGATTATGGTTGGAAAGAAGTACCTTATAAAGAGATTAAAGTAATTGATGGTGTACATTATGTGCATCAATTGCCATCTGGAATTATGGGCACAGCTATATCTGGAGAGAATGTTGCAAGAACTATTTTAAATAAACATAAAGTATCTGCAACAGTAGGTCATTGTCATCTATTAGATTATGCAGTATCTACATTACCAAATGGTAAAAAGCTACATGCCTTATCTGCAGGATGTTACTTGAATCATATTGAGGGATATGCTAAAGGTACTCAACACTTATGGTGGAGTGGTTTAATTATTAAACGAAATGTATCTGATGGTGCATACGATTTAGAAACTATGTCTTACAGTGAGGTTAAAAAATACTATGGTAAATAAAGTATATTTTGATAATGTTAATTCTCCTAAACATTATTTAAAAGGTAAAAAGGAGACTATAGATGTTATTCGTGATTGCATGACTGCAGATGAGTATCATGGATACCTTAAAGGTAATGTCTTAAAGTATGTATCAAGATATAAATTTAAGGGAGAACCATTACAGGATTTACACAAAGCTGAATGGTATTTAAAACGATTAATAATGGAGGTTAAGGATAATGGGTAAAGTAAAAGATGCTTTACTAGAAGTAGAGCAATATGTTGGTGGGTGTTTAAATGATAAGATGACAATGGAAGAAACAGTAGATTACTGTTCAGATTTGTTTTCTAATTCTAAATCAAATAATATTTATTTAAATAACAAAAATTTAATTAGAAAAATATATACTAATTTTGTTTATGAGGAGGCTGTGAATTTATAATGGATAAAGTATATCTAATAACTTCAGAACAATTACAAAATATATTTAGATATTTAATGACTAGACCTTATGGTGAAGTAGTTCAAACAATGAATATGCTATCTAAACTTGAGGCTTTAGATCCAAGAATAAGTAAAGATTTTGTAAAAAAACAGAAAGGAGACGAGTATGAAAGTGAAGTTGCCACAAAAACTACCAAGTGAATTTGATAAGCACACTGGATTGCTATTTGAATTAAAGATTGGTTTAAGTAAAGATAATAATATAGTATTAGATTATGGTGGAAAGCCTGTGGGTAAAATTAGAGAAGCATTAAAAGAGTATAAGTATCATGGTAATCTTTGTGCTGCAATAATTAATCATTGTAATGGAGTTGGTAAGAGACTTGAAGATGATATTAAAAAATTGTTACAGAGTATTTAAATATAAATTCTGGCATAATCCTATTATGGATATGCTAGAAAATTACTCTGGTAAATTTAACAACTGGATTTGGAGAAAGAGATGGGCAGATACATCTCTATATCGAGGTAAACGTAAAAAGTATATCAAGATATTAGATGCTAATGTTTGTTGAAGGCTCCAAATAAAAAAGGCTCCAACTGGGGAGCCTAGTCATGTGTTGCCTATGTGGGGGAAGTGTAATAGCTTCCCCTTAAAATTTTAAGGAGATGCCGATTGCATTAATGATTTAGTTTGTTCATCAAGTCCTGTACTAATATATACTCCAGATAATTTATCCATTTGTTTAATAGGTTTCATAACTGTTTTATATATACTATTTAATGCTAAACTGTACTGTGGATTTTCAGCATAGTTTTTAGCTATAGCTTTAAATTGATTTTGAATAGGTTCATTTCTTTCTAGCGATGCTCTATAATCTTCGTAGTAATTTCCTCTTTCCATCATTACTAAAAAATCTTTTATATTTTCTTCTAAGTTATTATATTCTTTTAACTTAGGACCACCAGTAGTTCTTACATATTCATCATCACCAATTGCTCTTCTTCCAAAATAATTTTTAGCAAGTTTTGCTGTAGGTGCTTTTTCAAATTGACCATATCCACTTTCTAATATAGCTATACTTGCTACAATAGCAGGGTCTATTTTTCTTACAATAGATTCTTCTGGAAATCTTACGATTTCTTTTTTAGCTAAATCATATACAAGTTTAGGAAACTCTTCTTTTGATATAGGTCTATTATCCATTATTACTTTTATGGTTATTAAGGTTATTGTTATTAAGATGATAAAGATTTTATCTTTCACTTACCCTTAACATGCTTTTGGGTCTTGGGGGGTTGCTTGACCGATCCACCAGATCCTGCCCAAAATACTTTGTTAGCCCAATAGGCTGCACTAGTATTACCCTTGGCAATGTTCTTTGCGTGTCTTGCTTTAAAACTTTTTCTAGCTTCTGGACTATAATTGTGACCCATTTTTTGATCACCAAATCTTATAATCTTTATGCCACTATTTTTTCTAACAGCAACGATACCTTTTTTAGTAGGATGCGATGGTGTTCTTTTAGGTTGGTTTAGATTTGTTAAACCATATCTTTTAAGTTTTTCTTTAATGTTAGTTGTCATAGATTTACTTGTCTATATTGCTTTACCTTTTTAGCAATACCTTTTGGTTGTTTTACAAATTGTTTTCCTTTTCTTTTACCCTCACGTTTTGCCTTTGTCGTAGCTGCGTATTCAGCAGGTGTTAAAGATTTAATAGCTGCTTCTGGTAGATATCTTTCTCCAGTTTTAGAAGATGGTTTACCAGATTTAGTTCTCCATTTCTGGTTACCCCATGCCTTTAAGGATTTTTGACTTTTTGCAAGAGCCATTTTATTTGTACCCACCACCCTGTGCTTTATATGTCTTTGCTAACAGTTGTGCTTTTCTAGCTGACCATTGACCAGCCTTAGTTCCCATAACTGCTCTTGATTTAATAGAATTAAATAATCGTTTTCTTAAAGAAGGTTTTGTATAATTACCTGCTTTATTTACTGTACTTTTCTTTTTCATAATTAAGTAAATTGTTTAGGAATATAATCTTCATCTACTTTAATTGTGATTGTAACAGCATTATTAGCACTTGCTAATCCTCTTATTTTATCACCTTTAAACAAATAAAGACTATCTTCTATTTGTATTATTCCATTAGGGAGTAGTTGTGTTGTCTCTGTAATTGTATAATAAGTCGTATTTAAATTATTATACCAGTCTAAACTAAATGTAACTGTATTTGAAGTATCATTACTAATTAAAATACTTTTTATTTCTGCTTCATGTTGAGCAGGTACAGTATAAATATCTTGATTTGATGTTGTAAGTTGTAACCCAACTGTTCGTTTTCTAGTAATCATTATACCGTTAAATCATAAAATGAGATTGATCCTAATGCATCCCCTGTAGTTGCACCAGATACTGTTCTAATTCCTAATGTAAATGTATCAGATACTCCAGCTAAAGATGTTCCTAATTGATAAGCAAAGTTATAACCAGTTGGAGCTGCTAATACCGCTCTTCCTTGTGCTGATGATGTTATAAAATCATTTTGAAATATACCATCAACAGAAGTTGTCATTGCACTTGCAGTTACATCATATTCAATATTACTTGTTAAAGATGTCCAAGATGCACCTGTTAATGTAGAATTTTTCATAATACAAACTTCATAATTTTGAGTTGTAGTAGGTAATGCATTAATTCTATTTAATAATACAACCGCACCAGCTGATGTTGATTTTAATCTAATAGACACAAGAGGTAAAAATGTAGTTCCAATTGTACCTAATAAAGATGTTCTTCTTGCAATTGTATCTTGAACAGTTTGCTGATAACCACCTTCTGAAATAACCGTTGAACAAATTTGTTTTAATGTTGATGAACTTGCTGTTGTATTTGTATTTTCAATTTCATATCGTACTGGTAGTATAGCTGTTTCCATATATACTTTTGTTTTTCCAGTTTGGTTTGCACACTGAAACGTGTGACAAGTTATAAATTGATTGTTAATAACAAATCCACATCTAACACTACCAACACCTAACCATTCTATATCTGTCCAAAATATTTGAACTGTTTCTAAATTTAAATCATATCCACTAGGTCCTGTTCCATCTAACTTATCTCCATTCCAATTAGATTGAGAAGCACTATTGGTATTTACTGGTGATCCAGATGTATTTGTTCTAACAACAAACGATGGTTCTGATGTTCCATTTTGTTCTAAATAAATTCCATTGTTTTCATCAAAATATCCAACTCTTTGTCTTAAATTTGCTTTAGGAGCATTCATACAAAATGTTGTAAGAACAAGCATGCTCTTGCCAGGTTGGTAAGGCATTCTTCTAAATGTTTGTCTTACAGTTTTGCCACCTGATACGGTACCAACATTTAAATTTACTGAAGATTCATTTGTAGCAAATGTAACAGTAGAACCTGATCCTGATGTAGATGAACTAAATTGATCGTCTTCTGCATATCTATTTTGTGAATCAAATAATGTAAAAGGTTCAGATACTCTAAATCTTCCAAATGCATCCACAGATGTTCCACCTGGAATTATATTAATTGGATTTGATGCTGTTCCAAGTTTTG